CCATTAACGTCTCCGAGCGTAATTCTTCGCCGGGTCATACACATAATCAGCAGGCTTGCCTCCTGACCGTTCAACAGCGCGATCTTTAGCACGCTCCTCGGCGGTCATAGCATCGCGTTTCATACCCTCTATCGTAAGGCGGCCACTTTTGGTCATGTGCCCACGCTCAATGAGGATTTTTCTAGCGGTGTCCTCATCCCCTACTTGAGCGGTCAGCCTCTTCAAAAGGCTGAACCGCCCCATATGCTTCTGAGTCGCCACTAAACTAATTTCCCGTAAACATACGTGGTGTTCTCAACAGACCCGCCTGCTCGATAGGGTATAATGTCTTTCCCGCTAAAAACGACGTAATGCTCTGCCACGTCTTTTCCAGTATGATTAGCTGTGTACGACATGCCTCTCACCCCAATGCGTTGCAAAAGTTCATTTGCTTTCTGCATGGATGGGACGTTCGAGCCGCGTTGTAAAAAATCAACAACAGGCGTTCCGTTTTGCTTAACCAGTTTGTCATAAAACTGCGCCCCGGTTAACCCTTCATTCCCTTCATACAGCCCCGCTTTTTTAAGGCTGTCAACTATACTACTAGGCTGCTCTGATAAAGGAACATCGCGGTTCAACAAGGTGTTACGGGGAGCGACCACCCTGAGCTTGTTCACCTCCCCCTTCCCTTTAGACTTCTCCGCATAATACTTCGCAGTGGGAGTATTACGTGTTGCATAAATACCAAGCCCGTTATCCACGGCATGAGGGCGGTCGTAGTTACCCTTAAAATTTTCGTAATTTCTTAGAGGAGCCCCACCCCTAAGTACGTCAAAACCTTCTGGAGCACGCTCCGCAGGCGACTTAGGACGAAGTGCGGCAATCCCTGCACGGACCCCGGGCCCCGCTCCCATAAGCGCCGCACCAAGCCCAATGACCTCTTCGGGAGGAACTTCGTTTCCTCGTGCCGCGTATCCCGGAACGAGAGACGCCTTCGCAAGATCATAAATGATCTGCGGAGCAACCCAGCCCTCTTCTTTGCTATACGGAAGAAGCGTAGGTCTATTCTGAATGGTCGGATCTAGCCCGTAGATTTTTTGTACTGCTTCGTCTAGACCGTTAGCCATCAAATTGTCCCCTAAACGCCTCTTTATTTCTTGAGTTCGGTCGTGTACTTGCGGCTTTTCCCATCCGCCGCTACCCACGTGAACGTCTCGCGCCCTTCTTTCCGGGCTCTAGCGAATGCGCTACGGAAACTCTCGGCGGATTTAGACTTCTTCTCGTACACGGGGTAGTCGCCACCGTCCGTCTTCCCAAACTTAGTGGGAGAGCTGGGCTTCGGCGCAGTCATCGACGTCGGCTTTGAAGCAGGCGTAGAAGATTTTGGAGCGGACACAGAAGGCTTCGGAATGTCCACTGACCGATCTACGCTCGGCTTAGGAACCGTCACGGACGAGCGCGACGAAGGCGCTACAGGAGACGTCTTGGGCCGCGTTTTTGGTGCAGGGGAGACGTCGGTATAAGCACTTGGTGCGGGGCGTACAGACACCTTAGGCTTAGGTGCAGGAGGCTCTTTCCGAGTCGCGTTTGCCTTGCGCTCAGCCGCCGTCATACGCGGAACGGACTCCGACATAGAAGAGCGGGAAGTAGCGGGCCTAGAAGCAGCGGGCCTAGACGTAGTAGCGCCACGAGCAGGGCGTGAAGCGGGCTTTGATTTAGAGCCGCCAAACAGCTTATTGCGCAACATGCCAAAGAGGGCGGTATCAGAGCCGTCTGATCCGGGCTTGCGAGGCATAACCTTCTCCTAATAATAGCCGCGAGATCTGGCGCGGCTGGATTTGAACCACTGTATGGGCTCAGGCTCATCGCTTGGTAGCTTGATAAAGCCCCCTTGGCGGAATCTGAGCAATGCTAATGTTGTAGAGTCTACCAAGTCATCGTTACGACCGGCAGGGAAATCGTTACATTCCTCCACGACTTCTCTAGCCCACCTGCGATCAGGAGCCCAGACAAGGCCCGCAGCAAACAGATCCGTAACTGCATTTACCCGCGAGATCTTGTCCTGTCCCTTGCCGGGGGTGAACTCCATCAGCGGCAGGCCCATGCGCCGCATCTCCTGATACAACGCCGCGCCGTTTGACTTCTTTTCTACTATAAAGCTGTCTGGCTCCCACTCTTTATACTCGTTAAGCACCATCTGCTTCAACTCAGGGAACTCAAGGCGCTCTTTGACGGCGTTCAGCAAGATAATGTTGTGGACACCGGTAGACTCATTCAGGAAGACGCCCCACACCGTCAGGGCGTTATAGTCCGCACGGGTGTTCTTCTCCTGTGCAGCGTCTAGGGCCATGATGACGAACTCGCACGAGGGTGGAGAATCCTCCTCCCAGACGTTCCACCACTCCCTCTTTATCAGTGCGCCTTCTTCAGCCGTGGGCTGCTGCATGTACTGGGCTTGCCAATACCGAGGGTCCATGGAGGCTTTCTTAGCCAGCAACTCGTCCAACGACCAGAAATCAGGCCATAGCGGCTTCTCATTGAGGATGGCAGGGAACTCCACCACCTCCCACTGGTCGGAATCGTCATTCTTGGTCATGTGATCAACGATCTGGCCCGTAAGATCCAGCTTTGACCACCGCGTCATGACGACAATAATGGCACCGCCCGGCATAAGGCGCTGTACGGGGCCGGACTGAAACCACTCCCACGCAGGATTGAATACGTCCGCACGTCCCTGTTTTGCCTCCTGCTCGGAGTGGGGGTCGTCAATAATGAAGAGGTCTGCGCCTCGTCCAGCCAATGCGCCGCCGACACCAATGGCGAAATACTCGCCATTAAAGTTAGTACCCCACCGCGATGCGGATTTACTATCCGCTTGCAATTCTACCTGCGGGAAAATATCATGATATAAATCACTACCGACGAGGTTTCTCACTCTGCGACCGAAATTAACGGCGAGATCAGCAGTGTGTGAGGCCATAATGACCTTTTTCTGGGGGAATTTGCCCAAAAACCACGCCGGAGCAAGATAGGAAATCATCTCTGATTTACCGTGACGTGGTGCAATATTAACTATCACCCGCTTTTTCTTACCGGAAGCAATTTCCTCGAAGATTTTAGCAAGGCGGCGGTGATGGGGACCCACGATATACCCGGGGTATACGTGATTAATGAAATCCAGAAAGGAATCCTTACCTCTTTGCTGAGTCAATTGCGTCGTATACTGACGTAAAAGATCCGCAACCTGTCTTTTCTGCTTATCTGGCAGAGTAGGAAGCGCTACTTCCAGCGCTTTTATGTGTTCCGGCGTAATTTTGGGGGCTACTGCTGCCATATTCAGTCCGCAGGGGATACATCTGAGGTTATTTCAGTGAAATCCGCATCAATAGCGGTCAATTTGAGCGTCGCCAGCGTGCTCAAAAGCTCTGATTCCACCTCTTCCAGCGATTTAACGACGTGAGTTACCTCTGTACGACGTTTGAAGGCGTCTACGCCGTCAATATCTCCTAGTTTCGTCAGGGCAGATATCCGATCCTTGGAGGTTTTAGCATTCTCCACCTCGAATATCAGCTTATTAACGACATACATCTTCAGTTCAGATAGCTCATCGACTAGCTGAACCTTATGCTGAGTAATCATCCCCGCTAGATACGCCATGGTTTCATCGGTGTATTTAGCATAATCGGGGCGTAGAGACGGGTTCTGCATCATCTCTTTAGCCATCTCCATGGCTACGTCTTTGTCGCCTTCGTCAGGGACGATGGGGGTGTCCGTCATATCTGCCAACAGCTTGAGCGTACGTGCCCGCATCGCAAGTTCTTCAGCTGGCGACATATCTTGCAGGGCAGCAGCGACGTTAGGCGGCAGGGGGACAGCTTCTTCTATATCTGGGATGTACTCAGACATGGGGCACCCTAAGTCAGTGACAGAAATAGTATAGCCACGTTCGGGTGAATGGGAAGCGACTTGTTGTAGTGGAAGTAAGCTGACAAATATCTGAGGCGATTTTTATAATATAGTTTTGTGGGGGAGTTTTGAATGTGGTGGGGTCGTTTGTGCAAATTATGGGGTATGGGGTGTGTGATGGTACCAAGTTCAAATTTGGGGGGTGCCACCCGGGTGGGATACCCCCCACCCCCCTCCTATATTAGTATCGTAAAACTTGACTTCTGGTAAAATGGGAGTATAATGGTTCTCACGTTGCGACATGGTGTCGCAACACATTGGAGAACGAACATGATCGACGTTAAGAAAAGCCGCATGACATTCAGCGAATATCAGCGTGAGACGCGACGCGAGGCGCGACGCGAACGGATAAAGGAAGCAGCAGCGTATATCGCAATGGCATCACTGTTCGTAGCGATATTCATGGCGGGGATTATCGGGTTGGAGCGAGAGTTCGAGTTCAAAGAAAGACAGGATAGGTGCTGGGCAGAGGAGGCACAGACGGGCAAGGACTTAGATTGCCAAGACGACGAGACGTGGTAATAACAACGGGGCGGCGCAAGCCGCCCCACAATTGGAGAATGGATATGGCGATTTATCTTAAAAAGGCGGGCGATACTGTTAGCGGGATCTTAATCCCTCGCAAGTATGCGGTACTGGATATTCGGGAGATGCCACTAAATGCGATGCCCGATTATCTTGCGGATACTCTAAGAAGACAGAATGAATACGGCCCGGATGAAGCAACACTAAGACGTGCGATAGAAATAAGCCGCACATGGTGCGAGCCGCTTCTTATAAAGTTCAATAACGATGACGATGATGAAATAGGTATTGTCTCGGGGACGTGGACATTTGAAGCAGCGGTATTGCTCAGACGGAAATCAGTACCTGTCGTGTTTGATTAGTCCTAACGGGGAGGCGAAAGCCTCCCCTTTTTTGTGTCCAGCTCATAGATACCAGTTCTCTCCGTGCGTGCGGGCGCGCGCGAGAGCGCGCCGGGACCGGGCAGAACCCCGCGCCGTGCGCGCGAGAGCGCCGTTTTTCGGCGCAGCGCCGAAATTTGGTATTGAAAAAGTATACCTATTGTGGTTTAATGGTCTCACATCGCGGCACGTCGTCGCGATGCCAACGGAGTTTGATACAGTCATGAAAATGTCAAAAGTAGAACAGTCTGTTTCCGCCAAGCGGGCGCCCGTAGTCGCGTTCACGTCCGGAATTGATATGGGCGATTCGCTCAGCGGCGCCGTGTTCAACGCGCAGCTGTTATCCGCGAGGGTACGCGCCACATTCGAGAAGGCTCGCATCGTCGAAGCGGGCGCGGATTTGCCCTCATGGAAGGATGTAAAGCCGCTACTGGCGCTCGCGAAGGCAGATGGTCGCATTAAATTCGACCGCGACGATATAGAGCGCGGAATGATCCGTCGTCTGGACCGGGAATATTCCAACAATGGAATGCCGCGAGCATGCGAATGGATAAGGGCACATCTTGCACTCGGTTTGCCAAACGCTGAGGCATTCCATGAAATGTCACTCCCGGCTCGCAAGAGCCTTGCCAATTCCGCAACGCGGAAAGAAGCG